GAGTCTCTTTTAGAATCTGGTGTAAAACTCGGTGTATCATCAAGAGGTATGGGATCTATCGTAAACAAAGAAGGTGTTTCTTATGTTGGCGAAGACTTCATGCTTGCTACTGCAGCAGACATCGTTGCTGATCCATCTGCACCTGACGCATTCGTAGATGGCGTAATGGAAGGCAAGGAATGGGTATGGGAAGGTAGCGTTTTGCGTGAAAAAACTGTATCAAATATATCAAAGAGTATAAATACTTTGGTGGATTCTAAGAAACTAGACGAGTACAAGCTTTCTTTATTTGAAAAGTTTCTAAACAATCTATAAATGTCTAAATAATAACATAAAATTCTAAGGAACTAAGGACTGGCAACAATGACCGCAGAAAATAGCGAACTACATGAGATGGAGAACCAGGTCACCAAGGGATCTAAACCTGCGGAACCTATGCCAAAAACTCCAAATTATGTACCCGATGCAGGGGGAACAGGCGTAGAAGACCTCGGAGGTCCTACACCACAAAACAGCAAACCTGATGACATGAGTAATAAACTCAAGACACCAGCAGCAAAGTTTGCACAACAAGGTGACGCTCACTTCAAAGGAAGTGCGGGAGCAGTCCATCAAGATGGTCCCTTAGGAAACCAGAAAGATGGCATGAAGTCATCTGGATACGGCAGAGGTGCTAATGAAGAAACAGAAGCAACTGATGAAGTTGTAGCAGAAGCACCCGAACAGGAAGCTCCAGTAGGAGAGATTGAAATCGATCTAGAGGACGATGTACAAGCATTGTTTGAAGGAGAGAAACTATCTGAGAGTTTCAAAGAAAAAGCACGTACAATCTTTGAGTCAGCCGTAATGTCAAAGATTGCTATCGTAAAGGAATCGCTTGAAGCAGACTATGATGCTTACATCCAAAAAGAAATGGGTGAGTACAAAGCATCGCTTCAAGAACGAGTAGACTCATACTTGCACTATGTTGCAGAAGAGTGGATTACTGAAAATGCACTCCAAGTAGAGTCGGGAATCAGAGGTGAACTCTCTGAATCCTTCTTGACTGGCCTCAAAGGTCTTTTTGAAGAACATTATGTCGAAATCCCTGAAGACAAATATGATGTACTTGAGGCAATGGTCACCAAACTAGATGAAATGGAGACAAAACTCAACGAACAGATTGATAGCAACATTGCATTGACAAATCGTCTATCAGCATCTGTCTCCGATAACATCCTTGATGAAGTTAGCGAAGGACTTGCTCTTTCACAGAAAGAGAAGCTTGCCGAGCTATCCAGAGGTGTTGAGTTTGAGAGTGAAGAACAGTACAGGGAAAAATTAGACGCACTCAAGGAATCTTACTTCGCTAAGAAACCTGTCGTCGAATCCCAAGAAGTCATCTCTGAAGATGCTCCTGTAGTGGAGAATACCGCAGCGATGGATGCATACCTTCAAGCACTGACCAAGTTCAATTAGTCAAACACTTAAATTCAATCAAAAGTAAATTCCATGTTTAACTCTGGACAACTCCAGAAGAAGTGGCAACCCTTACTTGAAGCGGAAGGTCTAGACAAGATCACCGACAATCACAGAAAGGCAGTTACTGCTCAACTTCTAGAAAACCAAGAAAGATTTCTTAGAGAGGAGAGAGCATTCTTATCAGAAGCACCTCCTACAGTAAACACAGACCCATCAGGCACAGGCAATCCAGGTTTCTCTGGTAGTGCTGCTGTTGGTGGACCTGTAGCTGGTTTCGACCCAGTTCTAATTTCATTGATCAGAAGATCTATGCCTAACTTGGTGGCATATGACCTTGCTGGTGTACAACCAATGAATGGTCCTACTGGACTTATCTTTGCGATGAGAAGTCGCTTCGATAATCAGAACGGAACAGAAGCATTATTCAACGAACCAGATTCAGCATTCTCAGCACAGAACAATGCAGCATCTCTTACACAGGGTGACTACACTGGTGCTACAGATGGTGGAACTGACGTTGGTTTCGGTACAACTGCACAAGGCGGTTCAAACCCATCTATTCTAAATGGTGGTGCTGGAAACGCATATTCAGTTGGACAAGGTTTCAAGACACAAGATCTTGAAAAGTTAGGAGACAATACTTCTAACAACGACTTTAGAGAGATGGCATTCTCAATCGAGAAGGTCAGCGTGACTGCGAAGTCAAGAGCTCTAAAGGCAGAGTACAGTCTAGAACTTGCTCAAGACTTGAAAGCAATTCACGGATTAGATGCTGAAGCTGAACTTGCAAATATCCTCTCAACAGAGATACTTGCAGAGATCAACAGAGAAATCATCCGTACAATCTACAAGTCTGCTGAAGCAGGTGCTCAAACTAACACAGCAACAGGCGGTGTGTTTGACTTAGACACTGACTCAAACGGAAGATGGATGGTTGAGAAGTTCAAAGGTATGATCTTCCAGCTAGAAAGAGATGCTAACGCCATCGCACAAAGAACTCGTCGAGGCAAGGGGAACATTATCCTATGTTCTGCAGACGTTGCCTCCGCACTAACAGCAGCAGGTCAATTAGACTACACACCTGCACTAAACAGCAACTTACAAGTTGATGACACAGGTAACACATTCGCTGGTACACTCAACGGACGTTACAGAGTATTCATCGACCCATTTGCTGCTAACTTAGACGCTAACCAGTACTACGTAATGGGTTATAAGGGTACTTCTCCTTATGATGCAGGTCTATTCTACTGTCCATATGTACCTCTACAGATGGTAAGAGCAGTGGGACAAGACACCTTCCAGCCAAAGATTGGTTTCAAAACCAGATACGGTATGGTTGCTAACCCATTTGCTGAAGGCACTACACAAGGTCTTGGTAGAATCACTGGAAACAGTAACAGATACTACAGACGTGTGAAAGTTACAAACCTAATGTAATTCGGATACACATTACAAAGACCCCTTGCAAGGGGTCTTTTTTTATGCTAAATTGTAAACATGAAAGATCAAAACGCTATCGTAGATCAGGAAACTGAAACACAAAAGTTCAATCGTGCACTGGATTTATACATAGAAAGTGTACACAAACCAGACCATGCCTTGAGAAGTTGTGCTCATAATCAAAAGTGTTACAACGAACTTATGAATGTAAGGCAATTGGTTTTGGACTACGTTCAAACGTTAAGAAGATGAATGGTAGACTTTCAAAAGTTGACATGACAAATAAATTATTCCAATTGAAAAGAGAATTAGATTACAAATGCGAGATAGGTGAGATGGGAGAATGGGAATGTGTAGGTGCTAAAAAATATCTCAACAAGGCATTCGATACTCTTGATGAATTTTGGGCATAAATATAGGAAAGTAATTATATAATGCCAACAAGAAAATCTGTGCATCCTACGACATTTCAGGAGGTTTCAAACAGAAACTTTCTGTCAGTTGTTGGTTTTAAATTTTTACTAAACAGATGTCCTAAGGTAGATTTCTATTGCAACACTGCAAATATACCTCAAGTCACATTGGGGACAGCAACCCAGTCAACTTATCTAAAGGACATACCATTGCCAGGTGATAAGTTACAGTATGGTGACCTCAACATCACCTTTATGGTGGATGAAGATATGGAAAACTATCTTCAGTTATATCAATGGATTACATCTTTAGGTTTTCCAGAGTCGCTTTCTCAGTTCAGTGAACTAAGAGAAACTGATAGACTACTACCAGAAGAACCCATAGCAGGTGATTTTTTTAATGAGAGATCTGATGCTACTCTCATGATACTAAACAGTGATTACAACCCTAGTGTCAAAATAAAATTCAAGGATGTATTTCCAGTATCCTTGAGTGCAGTTCCTTTTGATGCAACACAGGAACAGCAACAATATTATACTGCTAATGCAGTTTTCCGCTATACTATTTTTGATGTGATTGACGTAAATGGAAAGAAAGTCTAGTACCCTCTCTCTCGATTCTATACAGGAGATGTGGGAAAAAGATTCAAAGATGAATCAAGATGAATTGGACACTGAGAGTCTAAAAATACCACAATTACACGCCACTTATTATGAACTATATAATACAATACTGCTC